AACTATAAAAGCGTTAAATATAATCAAAAAATGCGTACCAGGTAATTGGAATGAATGTATAGCATGGACAAAAAACAGGCTTGAGGAAGTATGGCGAGATCGTGGCGCATTTCCAGGACTAGGATCAATGTTAAGTGCGGTAGGTTTTCGTCGCGGTGAAATCATGGCAAAGGAAATAAAAGCAAAGCAGGACGAACTCAAGCAGAGAATACTCGCAGAGATGGAAGAACACGGCATCCTGAAAATCGACACAGACGAACTGACGATAACCTATGTCGCACCTACCAGCCGTGAAACCTTTGACAGTAAAGCATTCCGCAAGGACAATCCTGACCTTTATGACGAGTATGTAAAAATAAGCACCGTATCAGCATCGGTGAGAATGAAGGTGAAAGAATGTACGGAGTAATCATAACCGCAATTATCTGCGTTACTTTGATAATAATCAGTTTTAAAAAGAAATAAGGAGAGATGCTGAATGAACATTTTATTTTTAGCATTGTTAGATGCTGTAAGCAAACTTGGTGAAATAACCGAAACCGCGTTGTATAAAGGCGGTGAATTCTCAACTATTACCGTTAAAATCGGCAAAAACACCTTTAAATTCACCATATCAAAGGAAGAAACGGAGCAAGACACCAATGGAAACGGTTGAAATCAAAGGCGGTGTGCTGGAGTACATAGACGATACGCATACCTACCTATATGACGGTGTGGTGCTACCCTCTATCACGCAACTGCTCAAGGTTAAATTCGGTAACAAGTACAACGGCATACCGAAAGAAACACTTGAAAGAGCATCGGTGCAAGGAACAGCCGTTCACAAAGCCATAGAGGACTACGAGCAGAACGGAATCGAGAGTGAACTACCTGAACTACGGAATTACAAGTTCTTAAAACGAGCATACAACTTTGACTGCATAGCCAATGAAGTGCCTGTGGTTCTGTTCCAAGACGGTGAAGCGGTGGCTTGCGGAAGATTAGACCTTGTGCTCCAAGAGGACAACAAAATCGGCTTGGGTGACATCAAGAGGACATCCACACTGGACAAGACCTACCTTGCATACCAACTCAACCTATACCGAATAGCATACCAGCAATGCTATGGTACGCAAATATCATTTTTAAGGGGGTTACACCTTCGTGAAGATACACGGAAGTATGTAACGCTACCTATCAATGAAAACCTCGTCAGCGAGATATTAAACCAATATTATAAGGAGAATTCAAATGAATAAAGTAATTTTAATCGGCAGAGTTACAAAAAACATAGAACTCAAAACAACCACATCAGGCAAATCGGTGGCATCGTTCACATTAGCGGTAACCCGTGACAGAAAAAACGCAGACGGCAACTATGATGCAGACTTCATCAACTGCGTAGCATTCGGTCAGCAAGCTGAAACAATCGGCAAGTATGTCTGCAAGGGGGACAGGTTCGGCGTAGACGGCAAAATCAACACACGCACCTATGACAGACAAGACGGTAGCAAGGCATACGTCACAGAGGTTATAGTGAACGGCTTTGAATTCCTTGAAAGCAAAAAGGACAAGCCATCCTTGGATATAGATGCCGAAGATTTTGAGCCTTACGATGACGGTGACCTACCGTTCAATTAAGAGGTGCTAAATGGTACGGATAACAGGAAAAATCAAAGACATCATTCCTGACCTTTTGAAACTGGATATGGATAAGTTGTTTGTGGTAGAGGTCAAAGAGCCGAAATCAAAGCGGTCACTTGAACAAAACAGAATGCTATGGCAACTTATCCACTCCATAGCCAAGAAACAGCATCAGGATGATATGGAAGTGTACTGTGCCTTATTAGAGAGAGCCGATGCTTTAAGTGATTACATCATAACCGCTTACGATATGGAAGATGACCTGCGTAAATGCTTCAGGGGTGTGCGGTTCATCCGCAAACAAGAGGTAAACGGCAAGGAGTGTAACATTTACAAGGTTTATATAGGCTCCTCAAAAATGAATACAAAGGAAATGACCGAACTACTGGACATAACACTTCAAGTGTGTGCAGAACTCGGTATACCAACGGAGATGTATGACTATGAGTTTTAATACATACGAACACTGGACAAATGCCATAGATAAAGACGGCACACTATGTATAAGTTACGGCAAAGACAGTCTTGCGTGTTTAAGAGCAATAGAACTGCTCGGCTGGAACTTAAAACGAATAGTTCACGCAGAAGTATGGGCAACAGACACCATATCAGGTGACCTACCACCAATGGCAGAGTTCAAGGACAAGGCAGATGCAATCATCAAAGACCGTTGGGGAATGCTAAAGACTTGTAAACACTGTGGGATAGTAGATGAGAACCACATCTGTCCGCACCGAAAGAGCCGACAAAAGAGCGGTGACAGAGAGAGTGACAAGTTCCGCAAGACAAAGCGGTGGACAGACAAAAGCATAGAGATACGGCAAAGGGATAAATACCTATGTCAAATATGCCTACGGAACAGATACAACACATTAACCTTCTTGAACTACAAGACGGTGGAAGTACACCATATAACACCCATAGCAGAGGACTACAATAGACGGTTAGATAATGACAACCTAATCAGCCTATGCAGTTACCATCATAAAATGGCAGACAAAGGACAGATACCGAGAGAGGAATTATATGAGATAGTCGCAGAGATTGAAAATTTATAATCCCCCCCTACTCTTTTAAAAAAATAAATTTTAGCAAGAATAGACCCCACCTACCATAGAGGAACACACAAACAGAAAATTTACATTGATTTTTTGGAAAGGAAAAACGCAATGCGTAAATACGAGAATGTAAAAATAGACAAGCTGAAACCTTACGAGAATAATGCAAGGACACACAGCGAAGAACAGATAGAAAAGATAATGCGGAGCATTGAGGAGTTTGGCTTCATCAATCCAGTTCTCATAGATGGAAACTTCGGCATCATTGCTGGACACGGCAGAGTAATGGCTGGTAAGCGGTTAGGAATGACCGAGGTACCTTGCTTATTTATTGAGGACTTAACCGAAGCACAGAAAAGAGCCTACATCCTTGCGGATAATAAATTGGCTTTAGATGCTGGATGGGATGATGAAATCCTGAAGCAAGAGCTGAAAGCACTGGACGATATGAACTTTGACATCACCCTCGCTGGCTTTGACCTTCAAGATTTAGATTTTGATGTGGAAGATATAGAATTTCAGGAAGATGACTACGAAGAAGAACTCCCAGCAGAGCCGAAAGCAAAGGTGGGAGATATATACCAACTCGGCAACCACAGGTTGATGTGCGGAAGTTCCACCAGCCAAGAAGATGTAGACAAACTGCTTGACGGTGCGGTGATGGATTTATGTGTAACAGACCCACCGTACAATGTAAACTACGGTAGCCTACAGGAGCAACAGGAAAAGGTCGGTAAATCAAAGAATATCCACGATAAGATATTGAACGATAACATGGATGATGAATCGTTCCACCTATTCCTCTACGATTTCTACACACAAATGATGCGTAGCCTGAAAGAAGGCGGTGTATATTACATATTCCACGCAGACACCGAGGGATTAAACTTCAGGAGTGCATTGAAAGAGTGTGGCGGTTCGGTAAAAGAAACACTGATATGGGTAAAGAACGCACTGGTGCTCGGCAGACAAGACTACCACTGGAAGCACGAGCCTTGCCTTTATGGTTGGAAAGAGGGTGCTGGGCATTACTTCATAAATGACCGCACACAAACAACCGTGTTTGAAGATAAGGTTGACCTTGAAAAGCTCACCAAAGACGAACTGATAGAGATGTGCAAGGAACTGTTGGAAGAACAAGTGCCGACCACAATCATACACGAAGATAAGCCGATGCGAAACGATATACATCCTACGATGAAACCGATAAAACTCATCGGCAGACTTGTAAAGAACAGTAGCAGACCGAAAGAAAATGTAATAGATTTCTTTGGCGGTAGCGGTTCAACACTTATTGCTTGCGAACAGTTAGGCAGAAAGTGTTACACAATGGAATTAGACCCACAATACATAGATGTAATTATTGACCGTTGGGAGAAACTCACAGGCGAGAAAGCCGTAAAATTAAATTAAATAAGGAGTGGTTAAAATGGCTAACTACAACACATTTGTAGTAGTTGATTGCAAAAGCAGAAAGAGTATTTTAACAACATCATCGGCAAGAAAATCAAGCCGTTTATTGCAAAAAGGATACCGTATTGATGTATGGAATAATAACGAAAAAATAGAAACGGTGTATGCGAAAGACCGCACACCGATGAAACCATACATTGAAGCAGAGCGAGAATATATACGGCAGAAACAAGCGAGAGCCGAAGCGAGAAATAAGAGGAGAAGGCTATGTCAAACAAGTTGAGTTTACAAGAACAAGCAAAAGAGGTACTGCGGATAGCACAGGAACACGGTGTTGAGCAGAACTTCTTTTTTATTACCACATTCAAAAGATACCAAGTGCAAATAAATATCCTTACCGAACTTGAAAAGAAAATTCAAGAGGAAGGTGCATTGGTAACCAAGGAATATGTCAAGGGCAGAAAAAATGTATATACGCACCCAGCCATAAGCGAGTACAACAAGACTTGCACATCTGCAAATCAAACGGTGGCAACACTAATCAAAGTCATCAAGTCATTGAGAAACGGAGAAAACGAAAATGACGGAGAGGATGACCCATTGATGACGGCATTGGGCATAAGGTAGTAATGAACAAGGCGCACGAGTATGCAAAGAAAAGCATACGAGCCAAAGATGTACCGAAATATGTAAAGAAACAATGCCGAGAGTTTATACGAATTGCAGACGGCAAGGATGACAAATACTTTCTTGACGATGGCAGAGTAAAACAGATAGAAAATGTCCTGAAACTATTAGTGATGCCTAAAGGCTTAAAAGCTGGGCAGACATTATACGAATGCTCCACGCAATACCAGTGGCTTTTTTATATTTCTGTTCTTGCTATCGTCCACCGAGACAATCCAAACAAAAGAAAATATGAAACAGCCATACTGGAAATATGCAGAAAGAACTTCAAGACCTTCACGGTTGCTACGATGTTTATTCTGCTTTTTTTATTAGAGCCGAAATATTCAAAGTT